TGAGCACCTTCGGGTGGTCAAGCGCGACTGCCTCGGTGGAGCTCTGATCTCTCACATGTACAACTACAGGCACGTCCCTGAGAAATTTGAGCTCTTGAGCAAGATGTATCACCGCCTCAATGAAAAGTTCCCAACAGATTTTCCACTAGATCAGTTGGTCTCGCGTAGCCTGCTTGTGGCAAGCCAGTACGGTTACGAGAGTCTCGGCTGGGGAAGCCAGGAAGCTGCTTTCAAATTGCGCGTCGAACCGATGGGCAAGGAGAATTGGCAGTGGAACTGGTAAGTGGGCTCTGTGACCTCAGCAACGTCGTTAAAAGGCTGGCGTGCTCGACGGCGCGCATTGTATGGAGGTGGTTGGCGTAAATAAACACCAAAAACACGAAAATGATTGCGCCACTACAAACCGCGACAAAATACGAAGGCCGGGAGGGTGAGGACCCAACCGCCCCTCCATGGGCCTCCGGTAATTACGTCGGACCGTACTGGAGCGATGGAAAAATACAAGAGAGCGTCGAGTGGGGTGAAAAAGACCCCTTGAATGCTCTGGATGAACTGGCTCGGCGCCATGACGCGGCTTACGCTCATTATAAAGATGAGAAGCACCGCGAAGCGGCCGATATGTTATTTGCCGAGGAGGCGAAGAAGCTGAAACAGAAGTACGGCTCTAAATGGGCAGAAGACCCTAGGATCGCAGCGCGATTCGTAGAGTACGGAAATCATACGAAACGCCAGATCAGAGATTTGGCTAAAATCGGAGTACTGGGACCAGCAGCGCTTCCTTGGTTGATATACAAACAAGTCAGCAATATGATCGATAACCACAAAAGGATTAAAGGGACCTACCTCGCAAAGGAAGTAGGAGACATTAGAAGGTTCTATGAGACCGACCCAAAGAAGGGTGCGGTCCAGCAAGCTAGTGCCACGGAGGAGAAAAGGAAGCTCCCCGGCTGGAAAGGGCCTACCGTTGATTTAGTACCCAGAAGCAATACGTTGCAAGCTGAAGAAGCTTCTCGGAGTGTAAAGCCCGCAGCCCCAGAGAAAACTGGGCCTACTGCCACTCTTATCCATCATGCGGAATTGATCGAAGGTCAACGCCGCCGGTTCGCCCGTTACAAAGCTCTCCATGACGCAGCCCTTGCGAGTAATAAAATCGCACCCCAGACGTACCAAAAGCCTAAGCTTAATCTGGAGAAGGTGTTCACAAAAGAACAAAGAAAAAGAAGGGCAGAAAAGAAAAATAAAAACAACAAAGTACGGCCTTTATAGTGGAGGAAGGTTGGCGTAAAAGAATTTAAAATAACAAGAT